TCCGTCAATATTACTCGTGGACGCTCACGCCAGTTAGACCAATTCAACGCGGGCACAGCAACTATCGCTTTTGACAATGCCAGCCAAATCCTAAACCCAAGCAACACGTCAAGTCCTTACTACCCGTTTGTGTTGCCTCGATGCCCAGTGCAAATACTTGCCAACGGCATTCCCATTTACACAGGCGTTATTACTGATTGGAATCTTGATTACGACATTAGCAATGAAGACATCATGTATGCGTCTTGCGCTGATCAGTTCACCGTTCTTGCCAACCAATCGCTTAACGCTGTGACGCCATCTGCTGAAAAGTCAGGCACGCGAATAAACACAGTGCTTAGTTACTCAGAAATCAACTATCAAGGCGCTCGATCTATTGACACTGGTTCCTCAACTCTTGGTGCATACGCAATAGCCCAAGACACCAACGTGCTTAATTATCTCCAACTGGTAAACACCAGCGAACAGGGCTATCTATTTATGAGCGCCAACGGCACGCTTACGTTCAAAGGCAGGTCAAGTGTTCTTAACCCAGTTGCTGGGGCTACTTTCAACACCGACGGCACAGGGCTTCCATACCAAACACTGGTGAACCAATACGGCGATGAGTTGCTTTACAACTACATTGTGACTCAATCACCAGCAGGGTCTAAACAAACAACTAGCAACGCTCAAAGCATTGCGCTTTATCAGGCACAGCAATACGCCCTTATGGACTTGCTCAATAGCACCACAACGGAGGTTGCTGGGCTTGGCAACTATCTGCTTGGTAAATACCAAAACCCAGTTCTTCGCTTCACAGGGTTATCTACCCAAATGGCTGCTCTTTCAACGGCTAACCAAAACATCATTCTTGGCCTTGACATGACCAGCATCTGCACCGTGGTTAAAAACTTTGTAGTGGGCACCCCAGCAACCGAGACACAAACCCTGATTGTGTCTGGAATTAGTCATAACATCACTCCGGGTAGCCATATTGTTTCGTACACTTTTGAAAGTACGGACGGCAACCAGTACCTCACACTTGACAATGCAATCTTCGGAACGCTCAACAATAACCTTCTAAGTTTCTAAAGGAGACACAACATGGCAATCAACCCAATCACAACTGACTTTGTATCTGGCCAGATATTAAACGCAAGTTCTATGAATCAGCTGCCGCGTGGCGTTCTTTCGTGGACAGAAACAGTTGCGCAAGTCAATCTTTCAACAACCATTGCGACAGTTCTTACAGGTGCAAGTTTTACAATTCCGTCTAGAAGGCTCGTTCTTGTCTCTGGTGCTTTGGGGCTTCTTGACGCCTTGAGTACAGCCCAAGTAGTTACAACAGATATCTGGGATGCAACATCTCTCAGGTATTCTGCTGCGACCTATTTGCCAGTGACAAACATTAACGCACCTCCAGTTGCTCGTGCTTTTGACCTTGTCGCAGGAACATACACATTTAGATTGCGTGCAACACTTTCCACAGGAACTAACCGTTCAAACTCAACTTCTACTTATCAGGGCTTTATTATGGCTCAAGACTTAGGGCCTGCATAATGCGTAAAAGCCTAATTCTATTGGTGTTTTTAGGGTCGCTTACCGCTTGCGCAGACCGTGAACGACTTAACTGCTTACCAACAAAGAACAAAGCACTACGCGGCGTAACCGAAACAATCTCAACAACAACAGCACCTGCCTACGGCACTGGAGGGAAATGCGTATGAAACAAGAAAACAGACTGAGCAACGAACAAATAAAAGCACGTCTTATTTTGGTTGTAGCCATCGGCTTAACCATTGCATTCCTTGCTTCAATCTTGGCTTTGCTTTACGGCTTACTGTTCGTAACACAACCGCTTGAAGTCAGTCCGAATGATGACAGTGCGTGGGCCGTATTATCGCCCATGCTTGCCACACTCACAGGGGGGCTCTTGGGCGTATTGGCAGGAAATGGAATCAGTGGGAAACAACAACCGAAGGAGCCACCAGCACCATGACCGCACGCAAATACCCTTTTTATCCTTCGTGGGATGGTGGCTCATCATCACCTATAACCAAGAAATTTTATGATCTATGCAACAAACGCTGGGCATTTACAAACCTAGGAATGTACGTTAACCGTCAAATGCGCGGCTCAAAGAACCTGAGCGTTCACGCATCGGGTTTCGCAGTTGATATGGGCTACCCAGCGACGCGAGCAGGACGCGCAGCTGCTAAACAGGCTTGGGACTGGCTTATTGAGCATTCCGAGGAATTGCTGTTATGCGAACTTCATGACTATTCGTACCGCAACCCAGCCCAACCCGAATCAGACAAAACCGCATGGGGTCGTGGGTATCGTTGCTCGCGCGGAGCAGGGCAAAAAGGCGTCAAGTTGTTTAATTCTCAGGACAATGCTGGGACTCCGGGTGGCGTTTGGCTCCATGCAGAAATCAGCAACGAATGGGAAAACGCTGCAGACTTTGAAAAAGCATGGCGCGCACTTCCTAAGCCATAAGAACTCCCAGTATTGTTTGAGCGTTACTGGGGCTAGGTGGTGGGTATCTTTGTTTCCATTGGGATATCCACCACTGACTTCGCCAATTGTGTAAAGTCACTTCTAGCCACTCAAAGGGCTTAACCAAAGGAAATAGAAATGACAAACCAACCGTCCCTATTTGATGAGCCACTAGCCATCGCACTAGCAGAAGAAGCCATTGAGCGCGTCGGCCTCAATGCAGACCAACTCTGGGCTTTAGAAGCCCTAAAAGTAGTTGGGATGTTATCCATCGAGCGTCACGACTTTACGACTGATGACGTTTGGGAATGGATGAACCAAATGCACCCAAACCTTGAAACTCACGAACCAAGAGCCATGGGCGCTGTAATGCGTAGAGCCTCCTCAGAGCGCTTGTGCGTCCCCACAGAGCGCTACAGCAAGTCAATGCGACCAGAGTGCCACCGTCGCCCAATCCGCGTTTGGCAGGGCATCTCATGACTGACACACAATTTATCTACAGTTTCATAATGGGATGGGTCAGTTGCTGGCTGTTCCTTAAAATGATGGCAAATCGACCATGATTCCCACATGGGGATACCTTCCGTTAGTCTCAAAGGACAAATTGACACTCGTTCAAATCTTCACGGACTTGAAAACAGGGGAACATATCAGAATCACAGTCGCCCATCGGTTGGCTCCCTATCTGACTTGGTCGCCGCCTATCGAAGTAGAGAGAACCTGAAACGCATCATGGCACTAGCCCTTCTCGCAGTCCTATCCGTACCAGCCCACGCAAGTGCAGCTGCTAACTCCCACGCCAAATATCACGGCGTTCTTCCCGACGCTTATTATGATCAGTTAGCCCGTTGTGAAACTGGTGGCAATTGGCAACACTCAACCAAGTCATACACAGGTGGTCTTGGCATTCACCGCCAGACGTGGCGCACATGGTCAGACACGCCCAGCGCAAAAGGGCGCACGCCCGTCGAGCAAGTCAAAGTTGCTGACGCCATCGCATTCAAAAGCCACATCAACCCAGACGGACGCAAAATATGGCGCGTTGGGCCTTGGGGCTGGGGCTGCCTAAAAGGGCAAAAGCATCTACAAAAGTTCATCTGCCAATCCCGTCACAAGGATGTGCAAAGATGGAAACGCAACTGCTAAACAAAGGAAAACAATGGAAACATCAACAGGTGAACTAATTGCCAAACTAACCAATCTCAGCCACAACCTTGCGCTCGAACTTCGCTTTAAAGATTCAAGCCTCATCCTTGAAGCCGTCGGCGCACTTCACATGCTGCCAAACATTGCTGAGACAATCCGTAATTCTTGGCATCCTTCAATGAACGACAGTGGCCCTTCAAAAGGTTTGTCATACATATCAAGCGCTCAATTAGTTGATGCCGATGAGTGATTACATCCACAAAGACGACGCTTATGAGTGGCTCCGGGACAAAGAAATACAATTTGCTGAGGATGACTTTGCAAAAGTACAGGCAGAGCGCGACTTGCTTAAAGCCAAGGTGCTTGAACTGCAAACCGAACTAGACCGCATAACAAGGGAGTACGCTCGTGGCCTTTAACCTTGACGATTACGAACCAGTAGCCAGCAGGCTTGACCGATTCCTTAAAGCACACCCTGATGCTCGTGTCATCACTGATCTAGTGCATTACCTAAGTGACATTGCCGTGTTTAAGGCTGAACTATGGCTTGATGGTGAAATCATCGCTACTGGTTGGGCAGAAGAAATCCGTGGCCAAGGCAACGTGAACAAAACCAGCCATTTAGAGAACTGTGAAACTGGCGCTGTGGGTCGTGCCTTAGCGAACGCAGGA